GCGGTATACTTCCATGACACTTCCGTAACTTCTGACGAACCCGATGAAGTAGGCTTCCTCTTCAGAAAGCGCCTTTGTTTCGACTACGTAGTTCATTATCCCAGCTCCTTTGGTCTTCGGAAGTGCACCAGCTCCGACACGTCTCTATGCGTATACCACAATGCCTATGACGCCAATGATGAGCGGCACGATATGCCACTTTAGTGCCTTCTCACGTTTCCCCGACAGATGCCGCAGAACTTGAATCCCCTCATAGATCGTCAATGCGATAAATAGCAATAGCCACATTCGGAAGTCACTCCTTTGGTTTATTACGTACATTATGCCATATACTGGACATCGTTGAAATAGCAATCCTAGAAGAAAAAGTCCGAACTGCCGCTGTTTTCGACTTTCCGAAGGGCGATAGAGAGGTAGTTCATGGCATGTCCGAAGTGATCGCCGCCCGGCAGTGTGCCGACTCGCTCTTTGATGACCTCTTTTTTGGTCTTCTCGTCGGTCTCAATCTCCCGAATCAGTACAAGGTTTGTTACATGCTTGATGAACGTTTCAAACATCGGATTACTCGCTACCCATGCCGGGAAGACGAATTTGCCGTCACGAATCATCTTGGTCATCAGCTTAAGCGTAAGCGTACGGTCGACATTGACCTTGCCTACGTTGCCGCCATCTTCCGTCCATTGGTCATCGACGGTCTTCGTAGCATCGGTTGTCAGTGATGGATAGAAGCATCCGAAGATTTTGCCGGGGAAGTCCTGCGCCAGCTCCCAGTTCTTATCTTTACCGTAGCCTGCGTCAAGTACTGCTCTTCGTGCATCCCACTGTTGCATCTTCTCGCCAGTCTTCCGAATATGCGGGTTATCCTTACGCCCATCGGATTCATTGGCTTCGGAGTCCTTGATGTCCCAGATATCCAGTACGATAAATTTCTGCGGATTGTCCGGATGCCGCATACCAGCAACGCCCCAGCTCTGGTTACCCCAGTCGCCGCCGACTACGATGTTCTCACGCCGCAGGTCATACGGGTTCGTCATACTGTTGTCGATACAGCGAAGGATATCGCCACGGGTTACGAGCACGTTGTCACCTAAGTAAGGTCTTCCGATAACGTAGTTCTCAAACAGCTGATCAAGGGCGTAGTCATCTTTCTTCTTCATCAGGTCGCTTGCGCTGATCCATGCGCACATCAGCTGGCTGATCTGATAGCCGCGAATACCCCGCAGTTGATCTGGAGCCTTCTCAGGGTACAGCGCCCGCCAGATGCCGTTTATGCGGGTCTCATCGCTTACGAAGTTTTTGCACTTCATGCAGATGTAGGCATGCGTGTCATGCTCTCGCAGGAACGGATTGCTTAAGTGGTAGTCGTGGTTCGGAAGACCTTTGCTGTCCTTCGGAAGTTCGACAACGCAACGTGGGAAGTCGTGAATGAGCGTCATCCAGTGGTTGCAGTGCGGACAGCGCATGAACCAGTGGCGCTGGTCGCTGTCTTTGAAGGATGCGTTTACCCCTACACCCGGAAGGCTTGGTGTGCTGACATCCCGCCGCCATCCGAAGGCTGAAGAAGACAAGGTTTCGTTAAAGGCTATTACAACATTCGGATGCATACGGTCAATCTCATCGAAGGTCACCTTGTCCACGTCGATCCCTTCCCCGGCTTTTGGTGTATGCCCGGAACGGAAGAATATCCAGCTGTTGCCTATCTTCCTACGCTGGATGGCATCGGATATCTCTTCGCCTTGCTTCTTCTTACCTGTAGCCGGATCGTAGCCCATGCGCTCTTTGACATACGGGCTGTCCCGCATTACCTCTTCAATACGGGTCTTCGAAAAGTCGGCTACTTGGTTCATGGTCGGGAAGACATACGCCTGCTTCGTGAAGTCGAATTGGTCTCCGAAGTGAAGGGTCTCCCGGACTTCGTTCTCACTCGCCCCGCATTGCCGGGACTTCTGATTGGTCTTGTGCTTATGCTGGTCATCCAGAATCATTTGCAGGAACTGCCGCTGACCACGAAGCCCGATGCTTCCGTCTTGGTGCGGTATTTCATTCGGTCTCCGAAGGTCGATCTTACCGTCCTTGTACTGCTCGAATCGGTAGTCCTTGCCGCGAAGCCTTGTGTAGTACTGTGCCCATATGGATGGACGCTTCCGAAGTTGATACTCCAGTATTTCCTGCTGAGTAGGCATCGGTTATTCACTCCAATCGTTGATAGTAAAAAAGCGCCCGAAGGCGCTTCTTAGATGTACTCAGGCAGTTCTTCCTTCAGCCCGCTTAGGAAGTGGATACTGTGCGGGGAGAAGTCGATAATGCCTTTTTCGATGACGCCTGCACACGTTACGCGCTTGCGTTTGTCTTCGAAGTGGAATGGCGCATTCAGTGTAGGCTTGTCCTCTGTACCTGAAGCGCTGTAGCTGGGTAAGCGAAGTTCATGCTTCTTCAGGCATCCCGGACAAAACCACTTATAGTACGATTCCTCTTCGTTGATGATGTCAGTGCGAATTCTTTCAGCCATGTGATTGCCCCTTCCGAAGGTCATATTAGATTCATACGCTCTAACTTTTTTAGTTCCCAGTATTCGTCTTCGGTAAGCATGTCCACAACGAAAGCAATCTGATAGCCCTTATGTAGTTGTTTCGAAGCCTGCTGTGGGCTTTCAGCGCGGGTAGTTAAGGTGATGATGGGAGTGTCCCGTAGTCGATGCTTGCATTCACATATGGCATAGTACTTCGGAAGCCGCCTACCCACCATCACATCACGCCCCTTTGCTTAGTCTTTGCCGCCTGTTATAGCGCGTATGATATCGTCGCCCATGTTGTCGAACTCTGCTTCCAGCTTCCGCCTGTCGTCTTCGGAAGTCTTCTCCAGCACCCGCTCCAGATTAATCGCCCCTATGCCGACCGCTCCATTAAGCGTAGTTTGCTGAACCACGTTCTGCTGTTCGACGAACTCGCCCTTCTCCTGCGCCAGATGCTTCATGCCATCCCGGATAGCAGGTAAGATCGAGCCAAGCGCTTTATCATTTAAGTTGACATTATCCAGCTCATTCATAACCTTGTTGAAGAGCTTGTCCACCAAACGATTCATGCCAGCGATACGTTCGCGCTGGCTTGCGAAGCCTGTTTCGGTTATTAAGCCGTCGACATGTTTACGGAATTCGGGATGTTCTAGCCATCCGTATATAGTGAGCCTGTGTTTCACATTGTAGTTTGGATCGTCTGCTATTTGCTTTAGCGGTATACCTGCGGCTACTGCTTCAGCTACCTTGAAGCGTGTTTCGTCCCATTCCCAAGTCTTCGGAATATGGCTCACATAGCTAGCAGGTACAGCAATCTCAAATTGCTTACCAGTGGAGCCTGTGACGGTGATCTTCTCATATCCGCCAGCTACCCTATGCGGTTTCTTTCCTAGCTCACGCTTGGCGATATCGTCATCTGTAACAGCAGGTGGCGGAAGCTTTGGCGTCTTCGGAGCGTCCGCAGTCACTGCCTTGTTGATTGACTTCTTAATACGCTTCGATATCTGGCTCATCGTCCTTCGCTCCCTGTTATATATTGTCAAACTTGACAAAGTGTCTAGTTTTGTTACCCATCCACAGCTTACCATTAATTGTGGACAAGTGTAAACAGGTTTGCACAACCGTGAACAAATATTACAAGTTTTCTTCCGAAGGCTGATGACAGCCTAACGATAGCCCCAACATAGCTGAAGCAGGCTTCCGAAGATCGCCAGCCACCAGTCACATTTAGACTAAATCTAAATCACTATCTAATTACTTACAATATTTACCAATTACCTATTTTACCTAAACCTACATATAGCACTTTTTTATACTTTTTTTAAAAGAGGAAGAAAAATTGTCGTCGTCTAACTGGAATCTGTGGGAGAAATTAGGGAAAAATTATACCCCCCTAGGGTACCAGTGTTTTTTGCCCTACTTTAGTGAGTGATTTTTGGAGACATTTTGAGTCGGATTTCGCAGACTTTCGTTTCGTTAAAATACGAATTAGGAACGAGTTGGTTCCTTTTAACCCTGTGCGCATATGACATCGCCGTTTGAAAAATTTTTTTGAAAAAAAATAAAAAATGCACCCGACCAATAAAAAAAATTTTTTTCGTCTGTAGATGATCCTAGTGTGTGCAAGTAGAATTAGGAACGAGTTGGTTCCTAATTCGCGATTCCTTTAGCACACTAAAGCGATTTTCTCCTAGTTTATGGAAGCGAATTGTGAACGTTTTTGTTCACACTTTCTTTAGTCCGCTAAAATATACCCCCTATACCTGCTATAGCTAACATGAGTAAGTGACTATAGATTACTGGGTACTATTGGAATGACTTCCGAAGGCTACTGATCCGCCAGTTTTCGGTCAGGTATCCTCACATCAATGGATGTCATTTGCTAGGCGATTGCAGGTGATATACGAACAGATGTTTGCCGGGGGTGCCATACCACAAATGTGACAATGTCAGTAACAATAACATCAGTTACCAGAATTGCCCACAAGGTACCCCCTTAGGGTACCATCATTTTGGGGGTGGAATATCGTTAAACGAAGGGTGTTTTACCGTCTATTGGGTACAAGATGTATAGTATACCGGACAAGTGATATCACTGTATTACGGAAGTAGTACAACGGCTGTTTTCTATGCGATTTTGGTATTTGGCGTGTTAGACAGTTGGGTGAGGGACAAGGGAGAGGGTGTATTCTGGCATATATTTCTTATGATGGATATACTTCGGAAGGGAAAAACGGCTGTAGGGCGCTGTTTACGGGTCGTGTGACGCAGATGATTCGCTTCATTTTCATTTGCTCTTCTTTCTTTTTCTCTTTTGCCTTTGCTTTCGCTTGGCAAAAAGAAAAGCGGCAGGCATTGGATTCGCATCCTTTTGCCCACCGCTTCAGGTCATTACTTCGTTTCGATTGGTTTCACCAGCCAGCCAAGAAGCAACCGCCGACCATCTGGTAATGCATATTTATCTTCTGCATACTTCTCAGTGATCTCCACTTTCTCAAAGCCCTTATTCGTCAGCAGATCATCAATGGCTTCATGCACCATCGCTTTCGTAGTCACTAAGACTTCGAAGGACTCTTCTTCTGGCTCAGGTGTACATCTTTCAAGCGGGAAGAAATCATCACGCTTAGCATGAAGGTCACAGGCATAGACTACGATCTCATCCATCACATAATCACCATCAATCATTTTTCGACCGTATATCGTACCCGGTGTCGTTGCTTGATAAATACATTCCTTAAAGTCGCAGTTCCCTCTTAAGCGTTCCTCATGAATCATTTGTTCTTCCTCATTCATTCGTCCCAGCTCCTTATCCTCTAAAAATGCTGTCGCCCCAATTCGCCTTCATACACAACCGTTTATCCAGCTTCGCGGCTGATAACGAAATCCGCTCCATCTTTTCAATGCGTTCGATCTTCTCTTCGTAGCGGTTGATACGACCATGATAGTCAAAGTCGGGCAATGCCCGCTGTTCTTCCAGCAGTCGACTATAGTTCGCTTTCGCCTTCCAAAGGGCTTCGATTACTCGCTTGCAAGCATCTACATTGCTGTAGGCAAATACCACAACCGATATCGGAATCCAGCCGCCGCCCCATGACTGCACCACGTACGGCTCACCATCTTCGGCACCAACTAAAGCACTTTCTTCTGTGCTTCCGTCAATGTAATAGCTGAAGCAATCATTAACCTGAGTGCGCCCAATCGGTTCATCCTGCACATAGTCAGGAAAACGCTCAGCAAGTTCTTCCTTCGGAATAGGTTTCATACGTTTAAGTAAATTCAGTATTCGTCCAGCATTCATTCTTCCCAGCTCCTTTAATAGTACTAGTCACCAATCGGTTCACGTGTATCGCCTTCGTAGGGATGGTCTAGGATGTCATCTCGGTTCATAGGACAAAGTCGACCTCCGTCCCGGCTAAATGCTCCGAAGGGTAAATCTCAATCCGATCATAGGTCAGCAGGCTCATAGGCAGTCCGCTCAAAAAGGCAGGTTGCTTATCCCGTGCGGCGTTCATCATGCTGTCGTACATATCAACAGGCACATACGCTTTCTTCGGAAAGCCCGGAGACATCGCGACAAAGTAATCCAGCTGACTTCGGAAGGCTTCCTCAAATCTAATTGTCGGTACCTGCTTTGGATGCTTCCGCCTAGCTGTGACTACGACTTCCACTTCATCCACACACCATTCATTCATCACCTTCAGCATCGTGTCTTCGGAAGGCTGTTCACT